CATTACTAGTCACGGTTATATCTCCACATATTGTGTTTTCTTTGTGTATTTATCATGGCAAATACTTGCTATAATTTATTCTTTAATCCCACTCTAATACTTCGATGACCATGGATTCGACATATATTGGATTGGTTACATCTAAATTAGTTGCTGTAATTTCTATTTTGCTTGACAATGCATTCCAGTTTGCGTCATATGTAACAAACGGATTTGTAGTAGTATGTATTACAGCATAGACTGTATGGTTAATAACTACCGGATCGCTGTTGCTACGAACTACCATCATTTCACATGCCTGGTAATCATCTAGTAGTTTTGCTTTGAGAATTAGTTTAACAACTCTAGGATATGCCACGGTGGTATAAACAACTCCACTACCTGCAGCTGATACCCCAGATCCCTGTGTTAGCGGTAGTTTGTATCCTTCATCAAAATCTAATCCGGCCGCATCGAGTCTTATAGTATTAACACCAGCATCTAAAACAATACCAATCCCATCAATGTTTAACGAGTTGTTGGTTATGTATGGCGCTGTAGTATCTGGGTGTGGGTTATATTGTAATCTTACATTACCGTCATTTAAGTCAGCGCCGCTTTCAGTTGCAGCTATATGTACATTTTGGCCAGCTGTGATATTTTGTAATGTGTCAGTTCCACCCGGGCTTATGACAACTGCCAGATCGCCTAGGCTAGCACCTCCCCCACCTAACAAATTTCCTGTATCAGTTAGTTCGCTGATGTCTACGGGTATTGCTGCTGAAGTAATGTATCCTCGTGTAGTAACATAACTTTCAGTTGCATATCCTGTTAGTGCGCTACTAGTAATAAATCCCGAATCGTTAACTAGGTCGCTAGTATTATCGGGGAATATTGGTTTATTAATTAAATTATTATAATCAAAAATGCTAACAGCGTCTAAATCGACCCAAGATAACAAATTGCCATCGGTTGTTAGGTACTTGCCATTATTACCGGACTGAGACGGTAATACTTTAGATGGGTCTAGACCTGTGAGCCACGATGGATTATTATACGACCCTGTGGTGTAGACACCGTTAGTAACAGTAGCAGCGTTTCCAGTGATGTCCGATACTCGATCCCATCTTAAAACAGTACCGCTAGTAGTGAGTACCTTACCATTGTTACCCGCCTGTTCTGGAATTCCGCGATCGTATAGTTCGGTAAAATTTTCATTAATTTTTTGTGCGCCTACTCTAAGAGCATCGCCTGATCCGTCGTTTGGTATCAAACCTAAATTGATAATCTGTTGTGTCATTACTTAATATCCTCGGTCGTATGTAATTGATAAATCGTCGTAAGTTGTAGTTCCACTATCCATGCTAAATGGATTTGGTTCCGCTGGAGTTGGGATACCTGGAGCTTCTGGCGGCAATGGATCATCAATAGATCTACTTGCTGTTCCTGTAGGAAAGGCAAGATATTTGTCTTGGAATGTGCCATCGATTACATCGATAATGTATCTATCTGCTTCTAAATCAATATTTTTAAAATCAAACTCGCTAAATTTTATTCTTGAGATAATTGCATCTGCTTTTCCAGGTAGGGTGTAACACAATGGCAACGCCTTAACATAACCTGGTTCTGTTAACGAATTTTCTTGAATGCTTCTCATCCATAGTGGCAAATAACTTCGATCGTATTCGCCAATTGTTTGTATTCTCCTTCTCATATTTTTTATAGAATTAGGAAATACTCTCTGTTTATCAGTGTCACTAACAAACGGTATATCGCTATCAACAGTTAGGTTATTATAACTAACTAATACTTTGCTGTTGATTTTATCCGGTAATTGTACCGTCTGACTGATGCTGACTCTATTCTTTTCAAGAGGATCTACAATATCAACATAAATTATTTCGTACAATGTTTCTTGAGTAATTGGATCTTTAGCTTTTGCTGATTTTACATTACCGAATTGTATACGTTTGCGAGAATGATTACGACTCATAGACTGCACGTATTTTACAGCTTCTACGCTTTCAATTCCTGCAAATAGTAAAACTTTAAGCTCAACCTGGACTCCAAAATTTGTATCACCGTATCTATAGATTTCATCACTTCTAAATATATTAGAGTCGGTAATAAAATTAAACCAATTAAGTCTTTTGTTTTTATTTTGAAATGATTTAATATAAAGATTTGCAAATGTTTTAACGTTTTCATTTATAACTGTTAACGAAAATGTTTTCTTTGATTCTGCAAATCGAATAGTATCTCTAGCTGTAATCTCAAATTTAAATTCTTTGTCAAAGGTAGTGTTGCTTCCGTCGAATGTAGTACCATAGGTAATAGCACCGCTTGAATCGTGAGTGTCGTTAGTCCAATCAAAAAATCTAGTTAACCCAGACCCAAGATCGTCGGCAAATTGTTTTACTTTTCCTTGTATGTTACCAGTTCCGGATAATGATAATCCAGGAGGTAATGAGCCACCAGTGACTTCAAATAATACCTTATCACCTAATTTTAACCCGTTAGCGAGAACGGATATAGAACTAGGCATGTTAGCTCGAATAGTTCCGAGATTACTATCAGATACCCATTCGATATAACTTTCAATTTCACCGATAAGATTTATAGTAAATGTTTTTTCACTTAGTGCTGCGCTCGATTCCCAATATAACGGCTGTTCATTTGGCTGTCTAGCTTGATGGTTCTGGCTACATATCCACAATATATTATTGTAAAGCACCGCATCATTTTTTACATAGGTATCTAAAACAGACCAGTCGCCTCTAAGATTATAATTTGATGTAAGTGTATCTAAAAGAAAGTTTGCAGCTAATATTGTAAACTTATAAGGAATGGTAACTGCCCGTTGGTAAGGAACTTTACCAGCAACTTCGCCGGTCGCTTGATCCAACGACAATCCCGAAGGTAACACACTATTCGATCCATCTGGGTTTTTATCTTGTAAAAAGAACAACAGCGTTCCAGAAATACCAGGAGCCCGATAAACTTCTAAAAATATAGTTAGGTAATTATTTGCACGGACTCTACCTAGATCAGATTCGGTGACCCATAACGGCGAACGATTGCTAGAAGAACTTGCTTGGAATACATTGGTGTCAACTTGTACAATGGTGTTATCAGATTTTAAAAATTCTTCAGTGACTACATAAATTTTAAAAAGTCTTTTGACTTGATTTTTCCCATCACTAACTGTTGCCAAGAACGTATAGAATCGACTTAGTCGTCTTGGAGTTTTTGACTCTTCGCTATAGTCATAGGTAAGCAAGTCGTATAGATAGTTGTCAAAGCCAGAAGATCGTGCTTCAGCTTTGTCTAGTGGTAGTACATCAAATGCTGATGTATCATACCCCCCGGTGTAGTTTGTTTGATTTTCTACAGCAAATATAGGATCTGTAAAACCGTAAATCCTACCATCTCTACTAAGAGTTAATCCCGGCGGTAATTCACCGTCCATTGCAGAAATATAATATTCTAATACTTCGCCGGCAATAATATCATTATCTTCAGCTTCTAACTGAAAGTCAACATAACTGTTATCAAGAACATAATATGCATTATTCGGTCCAACATTTAAAAATCCTTCTTTGGTGACCCAGCTAGGTAAGTCTGCACCATCAACTGATAAAGAAAATGTTCTATCCTCAATATCAGCACCGTCATTGGCTCTAACGACAAATCTACTTTCAGTAAATTTAGTTACTTCGACCGGACTTCCCTTAATAGTATTATTTTCTAATCTTAGACCTCGTGGCAAATTTCCAGCCAATAGCGTAAGGGTTACTGGACCACGTGGCGATGTTACTTCTAACGGAATTTCTAAACTTATGCGTTCAGTTATTATTCCTAGGCTTCCTGCAGGAGTAATCCAGTTAACTGCCATTGGTCCAACTCCTTAAAGTATTGTACCTAGGTCGAAACTAAGTCTACCTGGATTTTCAACAGTACCCATGTCGATATTGGCCGCTGCTAATGCTAATTGTGTAGGATTTATAAATTGATCTGATATTGGTCCAAAATCAAAATTCAGTAACACTTGATTTAAATTGATATTGGTATCGATAGTTAATGTTGAACCAGACCCCGACACACTGATATTAGTGCCACCGCCGATATTAAGTTGTCCTAAATTGTCGGGAGTAGCAGTAATTGATGATCCCGATGTAGGTACCACCTTGCTAAATGCTACAGGAGCAGCACTATTAATAATTAATGAAGTAGGTTGAGCTTCAATTGAAATTCCTCTACCCGGAACAATATTTTTAAATTCTAAATTGTTATTGACTTTTTTATTAAAAATGCCGTATCCTGTACCGCCAATATTTGATGCGGTAACAGTTAATTGAGAATTTAATTCTGTAAAATTAGCATTTACTTTTTCAAAAGCGGTACGCAGATCATCGCCAAGACCGTCGTTTACTTGATTACCTAAATTGATTCTTTGTATTGTCATAGTAGTATTTACCGCTCCATGGTATTAAATTTTACTCCACTATCCAAGAATAGCCGTCGCAAACTATTTTAGTTTTGCCTGTTGCAACTACTATGTCAATAGTGTTAAGCGAAGTATCTTTTACAGTTATTGAGTATGTTCCTGATCTGTTTTTAATGAATAATCTTAATCCAGCAACTGACACACCTGCATCTGGAATATACAATGTTCTGTTTGTAAACAGTGGTTGTGCTGTTAAAATATTTCCAGTAAAATCAGCAGCAGTTAACGTAAGATCTCCGCTGGCTAAACCTGCTAGATCCATAACTCCTTGGAACAAGCCGCTTTGGAGTGTAGTTTGTCCAACTACTGTTAATTTGTCGTTAATTAAAACTTTGCCGGTACCGCTGGCTGCTAATTCTAAATCTGCATTAGAATCGATGGTAGTAATTACATTGCTGTTAACATTGATACTGCCAACAGTTAATCCTTCACCGTAGGTAACTTCTTTAGTTACTGGGTTATAATGTACAACATAATTTGTTGCTGTATTGCGTACTGGGTTAACAAAGAATCGATCAGTACCATTGCTATTTGTAGTAGTACTTCCAGCGTTAATAATAATTGTGTTAGCGTGTTGATTTGTATTGCCGGCATTTGCTCCAATTGCTGTTGAGAACGCACCTTGCGATGTGGTACCTGCATTAGCGCCAACAGCTACGGCACTGGCTCCTTGGTTAGTTACTCCAGTATTACCACCTATTGCTACTGAGGCTTCACCTTGTGAAGTTTGCCCAGCAGTGACTCCAATAGCAACTGATGAGGCGCCCTGTGAAGTTTGTCCAGCTAATCTTCCTATCGATACCGCTTGTTGTCCTTGTGAAGTTTGTCCAGCAGTGACTCCGATAGCAACTGCGTTAATTCCTTGTGATGAAAGTCCTGCAGAGCTACCGACAGCAACAGCAGCATCGCCTTGACCAGTGTTACCCGCTGAACTTCCCATTGCAATTGAATTATTGCCTTGCGTAGTCTGACCAGATTGTGGTCCGATAGCAATACCGGCCTGTCCTTGGGTTGTTTCGCCGGCTTGCTGACCAATCGCAATAGAATAGCCTTGCTGACCAGTTTTACCAGCACTCCATCCAATAGCAACAGCCATTCCGCTGCTGCTCGCAGATCTAGCCAAGGTTCCTAGTGTAATACTATCTTCACTGGTTCTCAATGATGCAGTTGAAATATTACCAACTACAGTACTAGTAGTACCATTGATAATTAATGTAGAATCAAACCCGCTAATGCTACGACAGGTAATGTCCTCTGATAGAGGTGCTGTAATTGTAATTGAATCGTTATTAGCATTGGTTGTTAAAATAATTCCGTCGCCAGCTACTAATGTTAGTGTATCTGTAACAGTGTCAGCTAATATTGGACTTTGAGGACTTTGTCCACTAACAGCAACACTTGTAAATCCAAGTCTAGTATTAGCAACTGTAATGCCACCAGTACTAGAACTTATACTAATTCCATCGCCTGCTGTTAAACTTGTAACACCTGTGTTTACCAAGTTAACAGATCCTGTACTGCTTGATACACTGATACCAGTACCACCGGATAAGCTAGTAACACCTGTGTTGGTATATGTAACAGAATTATTAAGAGCACTAGTTGCAACTGACATTCCGTTACCAACTGCAAATGACAGTGTGGAGTTTGATGATATTGGATCAAGTGTACTTTGTCCAGCAGCCGCAATAAATCGCCACAAGTTTTGTGTAATGTTTGGAGAACTATTAGTAATGGTAATGTCACCAGTACCGCCACTTGGATTTAAAATAATACCGCTACCTGGAATTAATCTTGTAACACCGTTGTTGACAATGGTTACATTGCCAGTACCGTCACCGCTAACGCTGATTCCAGTCCCAGCAAGATTTTTTAATACGCCGCTATTGCTAATACTTTTAATAGTAGTACCACTAACTGATATTCCAGCGTTGCCTGAGGTAACATCTGTAACACCGGTATTTGTAAAAGTAATTCTATCCGACGCTTGGGAAGTAGTAATGGTAATGCCATTTCCAACTAGAGTTAATACTCCGGCATAGTCGTTGGCTATGACATCATTTTGTCCTGATATTCTAATTGTTCTAAAACTGCTCTCAGCGGGGTTCCGGATTAACTCACCACCGATTGTTGATCCCGACGGTAAGTTAACTGCTGAACCGGTTGCTGTTAAATGAGCATCACCTAAGTACAACGAAGTACCAGTTAGATATAAATTTTTCCATCGTCTAGTTGCAGAGCCTAGATCGTAAGCACCGTTTGTACTCGGAGACACATTTGTAGTTAACGATGTAAGGTCAACAATCCCGCCACCGCCTCCGATAGTAAGATATAATTCGGTGAAGTTGTCGTTGATATCTTTGAATGCTTGATCAACAATATCCCAAATTATTGGAGGTTGTTGCGAATTTATACTTTTTTTAGCCATTATGTTCTTCCTACGGCAACTTGAATTGTGCCTACATGATCTGAGTTATAATCTTCTAATGCTTTACCTATTACAGTTCCTGTTCTAGCATTTCCACCAGCTGATACTGCAACACCTGCAATTGTAGATGTGGTTAGTAGATCGCCTTTAGTAATGTTGCCCACTACTTTAACAGGTACACGACCTTGTAAGGCAATTAGGTTTTTATGTCCTGGGCAAGCACCATACATTGAATATGCAGCAGTGTCGCTAACTACGCCGGCAATTCTATGGTCTTCTTTGACTTTAGAAATAGTTACTTCTTTATCGCCGCCGAATACAAGTACTGTGCCTACATCGTACTCTTTGTCACCTTCATAGTACTCTGCTAAGTCAGCGGAGTAAGTTGCCTGCATTCTTGAGCCAACTCCGTCTAACTGCCAACGGCCAATAATTTTAGCAACAGTAGTTGGAGCACCAGCAGTCAGTGTTAATGCTTGCACCTGTGAAGCAACAATGTTACCATCTGCGGTTCCTGCCCTATTTCTAAATTGGTGTGTAGTGTTGTCATAGAATGTAACTTCGTCAGCAGCAGTTCCTGTAGAGTTCTTTCCACCAATTAAAATACCACCTTGGAATGATGTAGTGCCAGTTGGTTGCCAAGCATATATTCTATGAGATCCACCTGTTGCAGTTATTGTTCTGTTTAAGAATAATAATCCAGATCCGGCAGCTTCTGTTGTTCCGCCGTCGGTTGAATTTTTAATTCTTAATCCGCCATATCCTGTAGTTAAGTTATTGCCTTCTATGGTCAATTCTCTAACAGCTGACTGGCCTTGACTTGATCTCGAAACCAATCTACCGTTATCGCCTGCTGCCCAAGATACTCCTGAGCCTGTTCCGTCAGTTGCTTCAACTAATTGATAGTCGGAATCTAATAGGCCAGTAAATCCTGGTTTACGTTGCATGAACACACCACTAGCACTGAGTGCAACAGCAGTACCGCCATACAACGATTTTTTCAATCCAAGACCGTTATCAATAATGGTTGCAAATGTTACTTCTGCAATATTGTCTGTAGTTAACGAAGATCCCGAATTTCCTAGTACACGTTGACCAGTAATCTTTTGTAGCTTTTCTTTTAACAGACCGTTATCTTTAATAGTTACGTATCCGTTAGTTACTGTAAATTGAGTTGTGTCAAATGCTGCGGTACCTCGTAATGCACGTACAGCCCCGCCTGTTGCTGACCCAGTTGTAACACCACTATAGGTTACAGTTGTTTGAGTAGAGTTAACAACACGTTGCGTTCCGTTATATCCGCTTACACTCAACCCAGTTACCTCAATTCTCTGACCGTTACTAAACGGTGCTACTGATTGAGATGCAAATGTTAATGTTACTAATGATGCTGTTAATGTTGTTGTAGCCTGCGAAACAGAGTTGTTTAACTGCCATGTACTATTAAGACCAACACCACTGATGTTTGCAACAATGTAAGTATTCTCCGGAACAACTCCTCCAGAAACTGTTAATCCTGCTTGAATCAATAATCCTTCTGCACCAGACGTCCTAATAGTTAATGTTGTTCCTGAAATGCTAGCAGAAAAATCGATAGCGCCAGTTCCGTTAGCAGTAACCGATAGGGTAGCTGCTGTAGTTGCATATGCTGTGTCTAAACTTAATTTTGCATGGTCAATAGCAGCCGATGAACTAATATTGGTATTAGTGATAACCTCTGAATTAATTTGAGAACTAACTGTATGCGCAGTACTATCTAAACTTAGATTGATATCGCCGATTACAGTAGCATTTTCTGAATTACTTCCCTCGCCAGTAAAGACTAATAATTCTGCAGCCTTTGGTTCGTCGAGAATAAATTCTGCAAAATTTTCTAGTGCCAAACTTTGAAGATTAACAGCATCTGTTGGTTGTACAGGATCTGCAACATTAATGATTCTGTTATCGCCAAGATTCATGTCGCCGTTCATAACCAGCTGACCGTCTAAGCTCATGAAGCCACCAGTTAATGGCGGAATCAATTGAGTGTCTACTATAGGAGCACCTATGTGACTAATACCTAGTCGACGTTCAATATATGTACGTGTTGCATTTTGTGTTGGCACAGTATCTGTGGCATTGTTAGTCATTGCAGAATCTGTTGAGAACTCTGAAATAGGAACACCACGTTTAAATCCTAAACCATCTAAGTTGCTCAACGCAATCGCAGCAGAGAATGTAACTTTACCAGTACCTTGGTCAACACGGAAATATGGACCAACTCTAAAGTTACCAAATTGGTCAGTAGTTACATAGAAGGTACGTCCTGAACCTCGTTCTTGAGTTTCGTTGGCATCGTCTAACGGATTAACAGCAGCACCATAAATTTCGTTTGGATAGTTTGTATCAGCATACGAGCCTGTACCAATTTCTAACAAGTCGTGGCCTGTAACACGAGTTAACGAAATACGAATTGTTAGTGTTCCTGAAGAAGCATTTAGACGTCTGCCTACACCGGCTTTTAATGTTGGCGGCGATGAATAAACTAATATGTTGTCTACTAGTCCTCGATCAAAATAGATTCGACCGTACGACTCGCCAGTAACTAATTCAGTATCATATTGTGTAACTGTATATTTTTCACCGAGCCACACAACTTTCATTCCTACAACTCGAGCAGTATCTAAAGAACTCAATGCTGTAATTGCAAAAGAACTATCTCCAGCTAGACCCTTAACCTTGCCAACGGTATGGATGCCAGTTTGTGTACCAGTTGTATCTACTGGGTCGCCGCCCGGAGTTGCCGACACTTTAAATTGAGTTGTACTTAGACCGGCTGCAATCACAAAATAATTTCTAGTATTAGAAACACCAATCGGTAAGGATCCGTTAGTACTAAATGCTACAACATCACCTACCGAGAACCCGTGAGTACCTGATGCTGTCATTAAGGTTGCTGTGTTGATAGGGATAGTAACAGTAAATGTTGCACCGCGGTATTCGTTAGGGCTCCATGGAGTTAGCTCAACATAGTCGTAGTTTTCACGAAGTGATGTTCTAGCCAATCCGCCTGGAACAAACGAGAATGTGCCAGAACCTGCTGTTGTAGTAACTACAGGGCTTCCGTTCTTAACTAGTGACACTCTAAATGTGTTTACTGACAGACCGGTATCTAACACGTAGTATTTTACACCAGCAGTTATGCCTGTTGGCAATGTACTAGTGGATGAGAAAATCACAATGTAACCAGCTAGCTGACCGTGTGCTGTTGCTGTGATTAGTGCAGGATTGCCTACACTAATAGTACATGTTTGTTCACCGTCTGGATCCGTATAGTCTTGGAATTGTAATACACGATACACACTAGTGGTTTCGTTTAATGCCAACGCAGTTGATGGGCGTGTAGCAACATCAACAACATCGCCAGTTAACGCCACTTGTGATAACGCTCTAACAGTAACTTTAGTACCATCAGGGATACCGTACGCCAACCCAGCAGTAGTACTGTTACCAGTGGACGAAATGTTTAATCTTGCATAGCCTGCAGGCAAATCGGCAATTGATACTGATGTAACAGAATATCTATATAGATTTCCGTCAGTATGTATTACTTCGAATTCGCTGTTGTCAAGCGGAACAAACTCATAATTATTAATGTAAACAGTTAGACCGCCGGATGCATTTAGATATATGCCAGTTGATACAACAGTTGCACCAGTTGCTAAATCTTGATACAGCGTTACTGGTGTTGGAATTTCTAATGGGTCAGCACCTTCAGCAACCAAAGCGTACACACCGTGTGCGCTTGATCCGCCAATCGATCGAATCTGTCCACCGTTACGTGAGTAGTATGAGATGTAGCAATAGTATGTGAATACAGATACTGCTTCTAACAAACCACCGTTATTGGTCACTAGTGCATATCCCATGTCGTTAACTTGGGTAAAGTCATTGGCCAGCATACTTCTGTTACCTGGCATCAATACTTCGTATCTATTTGCAATTAAATTTACATAGACAATAACAGCAGCTTGAATATTAGTTTTTTCTGTTTGAATAATATCAGCAGCAGCCACTTTGTTGCTATCGTAGGTATATGCTCCGCCAACAAGTGTTGGAGTTGTAATAGTTGGAGCAGAACTAACGCCACCTGATAAAATACTAGTAACATAGGTTATTAGTGTTTCAATGGTTGCTGCTTCAGTTGCCGACGCACCGGTTCCTGTTGTTCTGGTAGTTGAACTATATGAAACAGCTGGCGCTAAGTTTTGTATAACTCGTTTGGCCAGATATTTTGCATAATCGATAGCAGCAACAGTTGTTGAAACCTCACCACTTGGTATTTGTAATGTAATAAGGTTACCCACACCATCATAATATTTTAATCCAGCATCTACAACTGCATTATTTCCGCCGTAGATTAAATTATATGCAGTTGCTTCAATGATGTACTGAATGTCACGAGCATAAATTACTGAATCATACACAAAACTAGTAGTGAACGGGCTAATATTACCACTTATCTGTGCATCTATCCACCCGATGGTTTGATCTTTAATGTATTCAAGGTTTGCTAACAACAATGTTTTCGCATTAGCAAGATTGGTTGATAGTCCGGGCGGATTAGTGATTGAAAGAGTTGATGCACTAATAGTACCATTTCTAAGAATGTTACTAATAGTAGAACTGCTAAGATCAATAGCAGCACGTGATGCTGCATATTCGTCTCCAGGAATCTCTGCAGACGCAAGTGCATGAGTTTCTTGAATAGCAGAGATTGTATAGTTTAATTGATTGTCAATAACTTCTCGAGCATTATTTGCTCTATAAACTAATCCTGATTTTCTTTGATTAAAGTTAGTACCTAAAACAACATCGTACTGTACACCATCTAGAATTAGTCCAACATCTCGTGAACATATTTCTGAATCATATGAAAATATATCAAATGGCCACGGAGTTGTTTCATCTAGAATAAATGATGCGGTAGAACCAGATGCACTATAAACAAAATCACGAACATAATTAATTCTATATACAGTATCATTAACAATAAAGCTAGCTGGTAGATTAGGGAATCTTCCTAGGCCACGCACTCGAAGGAATGTATTATTGTACGCTGTACCAGTGGTTCCTGCTCCCGATCCTGTAGCTGTAAATACTGTTCCAATATCATTATTGGCAGCACCTAGTGTCGTAAAGTCAGTAGTACCTACGGTCTTAATAGTGTATGAGTTGCCAATAATAAAATTGCCTGCAGCCGCAACACCTTTTTCGTAAATTTCAAATTGCAAGTTACCAGTAAATCCATCGACAAACATACCGCCGCTAAATCGTTTACGACCAGTACTTCTTGAAAAACTAGCACACTCTTGTGCGTATGGTGACTTGGCAAGGATCTGGCCTTCTGGATCAAGCACCATCATAAATCCGCCATGTCCTTGACATGTAACTGCACGAACAATGACAGCATCATTACACAAGAATACGTCTAGATCGTTGTTGTCTTTAGGGAAGTTAGGTACAGCAGCACCTGCACCTGAACCGTTAATAAAATCAATTACAACATCTTTCAATTCAGTAATAACACTATCAGATCCTACTTCTGCAACGTAAGCTAAGTCGATAACTTGTTGTTTAATAGTATTATAAATTGTTGTAATTGCTGTGTTAGCAATAATTTGTTGGCCTAGTGTATCAATATAATTAATTGCGGCAGTAAACTGATCAGTGTCACTATCTTGGTATTTTAATGCTGCTGAAATGGTCCTATTATACCCGCCCCATTTAAGGTCAAATATATACGCATCGATGATTGATCCAACATTTCGTTTCCATACACTAGTACTGTAATCGTTAAAATTATAGAATGTGTCGGACGGTTCTGCCTCACTTACTTGCTCAGCAATCCAAGCAATAATTTCTTCCTGAATAAAAGATTTGTTCAAAGATAATAGTTCGGCGGCCGAACGGTAGTAACCTTTATTATTAATTAACGGATATACTGGCTTAGACGGATCTGCCAAATAATGCCACCCAAACTCTTGTTCTGCGGTAATATTATCGTCTATCGATAAATCTCTTTTAAAGTTTACAAATGCCCATGGACTTGAACTAACACCAACTTTTGGTTTAATAATTACACGGCGGAACTCATCACCGATTATCGCAACGTTTTGTGGAACCTTTAACGGATAGTTCTCTTCGTATGTGCCACTTTCGATGTTAATTGAAATTTGTTGTAATTTAGTAACATCACCATATGAAATAACTTCCCCAACTGTAAATGCGCCATATTTAATATCAACATCAAATACTTCGTCAAGTCCGTCAAGTTCCCCACGGTGTGATAAAATTTGAGCCAATGCTCCGGACTCTTCGCCACGCAAATATAGTCCGTCTCGAATATCTCTAGTTCTAGCCGCAGCAGACGTGTTAACAAGAACATTGCCAGTAAAGTCAGTTCTTAAACCAGCTGTGTATAATTTAAATCTAGGTAATGTGACTATGACATCTGGTGTAACAGTAAACCCAGATCCTTGGTCAGTAACAGTAACACTTTCAACTTTTCCATCTACTACGTTAGCTGTACCAAATGCTCCCGATCCAGTAGTATCACCACTACCGGGTACAATACGTACAGATACTAGACCGTATCCTGATCCTCTACCATCAACGCCGTCGTCGATAACGGTCTTAACTCTAATATTATTAACTTTATAAGTTACGTTAAAAGTTGCACCACCACCAAAGTCGCTGTCGGTAGTAGAGTCTATTAACCCTCCTGGCAACACAGAATACACACCAGGTGTCACTAATCTAAAAGAAAGAATTTCACCTCCAGCGTTAACGGCTAATACTTCGACTTGAGCAGGGGTTCCGGTCCCGCCAACATTAAGAAATATAATGTCTCCGGCTCGATAGTTATAATCTAATGAATTATCGGCAATTGAAATAGTAGCAATACTCATGTATGCTACACCTTCAAACCCGCTTCCAGAATCTGGAGCAACGCTGATGTCAGACAATGTACACTGTGCAGTGCCTTCGCCGTAAGTCAATACTTTCTTGTACGGTCCGATCTCTACTCGAGATTCGAGTATTAGTTCTTCTGCTCGTTTTAGTGCGGCCTCTACGGTTCTATATGCATATGCTAGCGCCCGACCCTGGAGTGCCATACTAACTCCTGGTCTTTCGTCTTGACCAGATAACGCAACATATAAGTTTGATACAGATCCAAACGCAGACCCGTCAACATATCTTTTGGTAGCAGCAACTAACCCGTCAAATGTTTCGTCATCTGACGGTATTGGATCTCGTGACAACACCAACGGGCCAGTCATTCGTCCAAAATCTGGATTAACTCTATTAGTTCTAGGATCAATGGCATCTACGCCAGCTAATGATATCTTTTTATCAACATATCCTTTATTTGCAACTATTCTATCTGGGTCAGCATATAGCAGACCATGTGACTGTGTAAGTCTAGCAATTGCAGTAGAGAATTCACTAGCACTACGTAGATCGGGTAAATTACCAATTGGGAAGCGTAATGTACCAGAACCTGCATTAAGAGGACCACCTAACTGTGGGCTAGGGTCTCCTGAAATAGCTGAAAACAAAGTATTAATAGTAATACCGGTAGCAGTAGTGTCAATTTTAACACCAGTACCTTCTAGTAAAGGTTTAAATTTAATACCGCTTAAACCAGTAGTTTGATCAACACCAACGGTTAATAATGCATTTTCGTATCCATCATACGAGCTTGGAGTATCATCTAATCCTTTAAAGGTAAGCCTGTCACCTAAGCCTAACGAACTATAAAGTTCAAGGAAGTTTTCATTTACTTTTCTGAATGAGTCGCGAATACTATCGCCTGTGCCGTCGTTGCCTACAACGCCGATATCAATTGGTTTTCTTGCCATAGCGGATCCTAAGATTATTACTTGCACTAATATTTAGCCCAAAGTTTTATAAGCCTAATGTAAATACAGAATGTTCTTAAAAAAAGAAACTCAACAAAGTCAATATGTTAGACACAGTAAGAACGGTATAGAGCATACATATACCCGAGAAAAAACTGTGGCATTATTCCTTTGCGACAATTGTAGTAACGAATTTAGTCGTGATGTGCGCCAGATGGATCGTAAGAGATTAAGCAACAATTATTTTCATTGTTGTCCTAATTGTGATACTAAGAGATTTGCTCAAAGAAAGGGAGTTGAGCAGAAGAAAATTTGGGATATGCCCGCTAGTAGCACATTGCCCGTAGGAAAATATTAAACTCTAAAACTTTCGCCGCAACCGCATCGGTCACGTTCATTTGGATTTTTAAAATCAAATCCTTCATTGAGACCATTGCGGACCCAATCTACAGTTACTCCGTCAATATAGGCGAGAGATTTAGCGTCGACTAATACCACAAAATCTGGATACCCAAAATTAGTAACTCCTACTTCTGATGTGTATTCGTCTACGTATTCAATCGTGTATGCTAATCCACTACAGCCTGTAGTTTTTACGCCCAGCCGAATCCCAGCACCTTTGCCTCGCTTTTCAAGCAGTTGCTTAATTTTCTGTTGAGCTATGTCTGTTACGGTAATCATTTACAGCCGCTTTGATTGCGTCTTCAGCAAGAATTGAGCAATGTATTTTAACTGGGGGGAGTGCAAGATGTTCGGCGATTTCAGCATTCTTAATAGATCCTGCTTCTGCCAGCGTCTTACCTTTGACCCACTCCGTAACGAGTGATGAACTTGCGATTGCTGATCCGCAGCCATAAGTTTTGAATTTCGCGTCCGTAATAATGCCATCTTCCACCTTTATTTGAAGTTTCATAACATCGCCGCAAGCGGGCGCACCTACCATGCCGGTTCCTACAGTTGGGTCATCCTTTTCAAATGAGCCAACATTTCTTGGGTTTTCGTAGTGATCAATAACTTTATCTGAATATGCCATAATTGTATTTAAGTCTACAAAATGAAGTAAATAAAACTCATAAGGAGATTTCGATATGATCGGATTTATTAAAAAACTATTTGGCACAAAGCCAGCAGAACCAACACAACCAGAAGCTGCACCTTACAAAGTTGAAGTTGCTCCGGCACCTACACCAGTTGCTGAACAAGCTACTCAGGCAGTTGTTGAGTCCATTGCTCCAGCTAAAAAGCCAGCGGCTAAAAAGGCACCCGCTAAAACTGCTAAACCAAAAGCACCACGTAAGCCAAAAGCATCAAAGCCCAAGGCTTAATGCTTCTTGATATAGTGCAAAGCTAGCAAGATTTTTTGCCTTGCTTTCGCACATGATATCGAAGTGCTCTCGAAAACTCAGTGCCCATTCATTTGCTGGAGTATTCCAGTAAAAATTTGAGTGTGCTCTGAGTTTTTGTTTTTTGTACCCGCTTTCTAAGAGGGTCTGAAGATTGGGGCGGATGTGTCCGGGATGCTCAACAAGACAGTCTTCCCGTGATACACTGTAATGTATGACAGGGCGAACACCACGCCAACTATCAATAATCCTTTTAACACGGTCATCATTCGGGTCAATATATTCTCCTGAGTTAATCCAATGGTGATGAATGTCTAGTACTAGGGCGCAGTCTTTTGCTAGTTCTATACTAGAATCAATACCCCAAGTCATTTCGTCGTTTTCGATTGTAATGCAATTACGGGCTTCGGGAGAAAGCCTAGTTAATGCTCTGCGGATACCTTCGGGACCTTCACGACCTGAGATATGAACATTAATTTTAAAGTCTTGAAATGTTTTACCATAGCCCATCCATCGTGCCATGTCGGTATGATATTCAAATTCTTCAATTGATCGTTCTACAATGCCCGGATTACTAGAGGCAAGCACAGTAAACTGCCCAGGATGCATACTGAGCCTAACACTATTCTTGCGAGCCAAATCTCCCACTTCTCCAAATGCTCTCTCGCAATAGGTTCGGACATCGCTGCGCCGCCAAAACCCGCACCAATCCTGCTGAGTATATACAGGAAGTATATCGCTTGACAATCGTACCATTCTAAGATTTTCATCTTGTTCTCCAACTAACTCTACCAGTTTGCGAGCAGCTTCGATATTGCCGGTCATTAGGTCCCATAGTTTTTGCTCGGCTACTTCCTTGGTCTGTCTGTTTAACCAAGCCACCGTGGTGCTGCCAGTATTATACTGTTTGCAATTGTCGGTCTGTTTAATACCATCAATCTGACTAGGACCGTCGATCCACTTGCAGGCAAAGCCAATTTTCTTGATCATTTAATGCACACTTTCTTTAGCGTCTACAGTACATTCAACTACCCAATTGTCGAACTGAGTAAACTTGTTTACTTCTACACCTAGCCCAACTGCTTCGTTTACAAAATGTTGTAGCAACGAATTGTAAAGTTCGTCTGGCATTGTGTCTTTATCAAATTTAATTTTCATTAGATAATCCCGAAATAAGAAGTTCACGTTCTGTCATGTAGGCCACAGGTTGGATCCATCCACGATCGATACATTCGGATAGGATCAATTTGTATTCACGTGGGCATTGTTTTGAAATTTCAAATCCTGCTCTACCACAGGTTGTAAATTTGTCAATGATACGAAAGCGAGCATCGTCTCGTTTGATTGTGCGGATTTGGCTTTGATGAGTAGTAAAGTTCATACTACTAGTATAACATCATTACCGCCAGTTGTCAACTACAAAAGGATCTTTAATATCTTCTGGTTTTGGGTCACCGTGAAAAACACAAACAGCACAGTCGTTTGGAATTACAGGATTTCGAACATCGCGGAAGATTCTATTAGGGTGAGAGAATTGTATCTCGTTCCGATCCCTAATTTCCCATTTGTAACTCATTAGCCATTCGTCCGGCCAAAATTTAATTCGGTTCTTTGCCACTTGCCAAATCCAATCTTGATCTCCATGCATTTGTTGAGCACGTCTTGGGTCGGCCATAAAATGATTGTAGATATCTGGATGAGATCCAGCAATCCAACTCATTGCAGAACTGTTAAGTATTTTCCAATCCTTATGATACTTTCTATTAAAGTCTCGAATGCCGCGGAATTCTTGATCTTGAGAATCTATTAACTTATTGATGTTTGCATGAATAATTACGTCAAGATCAAAGTAAAGTATACGACCTTGCAGACCCAGCGAAGGATCAAACATATGCACCTTATGCCACCACGGTCTTGCATATCTAGCATTAGGCTGTACTAAGAGTTTAACTCCGTCAATTGGAGTAGGATCATCAGTTAAACAAAAAAACTCATAGGGTACTGTAAGATGTCGAGACACCATGTTACGCAATCGTTCAACATAGTTTACTCCGTACTTGGTACCAAATTTAACACATAGTACTGAAATCATTTAACTATCCTATCGATAGATTGTAGTTGTGATAAAATATTTTTCAATTGGGATATTGGAATCATATTAGGGCCGTCACTAGGAGCATTATCTGGATCTTCGTGCGTTTCCATAAACACAGCAGCAACGCATCCTGTGGCTACAGCAGCTCTCGCCAGGTAGGGTACCATGGTTCTATCTCCCCCAGAGACTGTTCCAAGTCCTCCAGGTTGTTGTACAGAATGTGTGGCATCAAAGACCACTGGATAGCCGGTGCTTGCCATAATGGGTAAGCTACGCATATCAACAACAAGATTATTATATCCATGAGTGTATCCTCTTTCGCATAACATAATGCGTTCATTGCCTGTTGAAGCAATTTTTGCCGCAACATTTTTCATATCGTGGGGAGCAAGAAATTGACCTTTCTTGACATTAATAGCACAGCCGGTGGCACCAGCTGCTAATAGTAAATCGGTTTGCCTACAAAGGAATGCAGGTATTTGCAAAATATCAACGCCTGCATCAGCAACAATTTGTGCTTGATATGCTTCGTGAATGTCAGTAAGAATAGGAATACCAAAACTATGTTTTATTGCATTTAATATTTGTAACCCTTGATCAATGCCAATACCTCTCGGAGTACCAATACTTGACCTGTTAGCCTTATCGTACGAGCTTTTATAAATTAACTTAATTCCTAGGGAATCGGTAATTTCTTTTATTGCTCCGGCAGTATCTTCTGCATGATCTTGACTTTCAATTTGGCAAGGACCTGCAATCAAAACAAAAGGATGTCGGTTGCCAATGGAAAGATTATTAATATTGAATGTGCGCATATTATTATTTACCAGTGTCTGATTACTCCTGCAATAATAAACAGATTTGTAATAATATATATTAGAAGAATCACAGTTCGGATACAGGCAACTTGATCTGCTTCTTTATCAGAGTTGCCCGATTTCTCCCCTAGCGACTTGGCCCATAGTCGCCAAGCACATTTAACCTTCGTATGTAGCCGAATTAGCGCCGTGTTCAAATACTTCAACTGATTTAACTCTTACTGTTGGGTTAATTGGATAGCGCATATCTCCAGACGCTAATAGCTCAGCCATTTTATCATATGCCAATTTAGCAAACATTTCACATCCGACGCCCGGTACAATGCGTAAATCACATACACCGCTGTCGTCGAAGCCGCCGCCAATACCATTTAGTTGTTTGAATACTTCTAAGTGAGGATCATCTTCAGCGATAACCAAAGTATGATCAAACATATAATCTGCCCATGCTTTGAATTCTTTAAGTCCGCCAAAGTCCATGCACCAGTTTTTATCATCTAGTGTGTCGCATTCAAAGATTAGTTTGATACCGATCGAGTATCCGTGTAGTGTCGAGCAATGGCTATGTGTGGCACGCCATTGTCTAAAACAGCATGATAAGCCGCGATCGTTTCCGTAAGTTTTTGTTGAGTAAAATTTTGCCATCTCTAGTCTCCTTTATACAGGTAGCAAGTTTGATGACTGCAGAATTTTTATAGAGGGATGATGCCATAGAGTCCTCTTTGTGTGTGTCATACTGTATAGTATACAGCCAACTATTTATATGTCAACCCCAGAATCACATATATTTTTAATTGTAACATTCTGTTGAGACCAACTCGGAGGACAAGTCCATTCATTCGTATTTAACACCACGAATGATTTATTAGGGTATAATGTAAAGATTTTGGCAATTTGATAAATCCAATATATAGGATCAACAGCCGTTGACGAAGAGTTAAGGTAATTTTTAGAATCTTTGTAGACATTGTTTATCTTGCCGCTATGTCCGTGAAGATCGAACCCAACTAGATATATAACATCCGATTCTAATCCGCAGGCTATTAGTAGTGCTAGCGGACCACTGCCCCAATGCCAAAGTTGATCCTGTCGCAAATTCCCAGTGTATGGTAAATCCGGTACCTGCCGAACTGCCCTTGGAAACAACTTAGCCCATTCTGGTCTAGTGTATATGATAGTATTTTGATTATGTTCTGAAGCAATAGCTTCAGTTACCATTCGTTGATCGCAACATACTAGATGTGGAACAACTAGGTCTCGATGTAAAGCATTACAACCTACAATGGTATGTCGCTGTGCAATAGATTGTAGATCAAGTATTTTTCTACTTTCACCATTACCGACAACGACAACAGCCATTAGTTACCCGATTCTTTAATCTCGCCGAAAGGATTCCACTGTCCTGGGTTACCTGCTTTTAAGCATATCCAACCTACACATCCACCAATGCGTGGATAAGCATTCCATACAATGTCTCCAACTGTATAATTTCCTTCAGCTGGCGGAGTTGCTGCATACATCTGAATATGGTTGTTCAATCGTACAGCGCCGTTTACATGAAGGTCGACAGCAGGATCTGGCACTTTCACACCAACTGCAAGTTTACCATGAATAACAACATGGATTGGGTTTTTAGTAGGATTTCCTAAATCGATATTTCCGTTTGCTTTAATAGAAATTCTAGGAGTATCGTCAGTTACAATATCTAAATTGTTGCTACCAAAGGTACCAATGATACCGTGGTTGGTATCAAAGTTAGATCCAATCATAACTTCAATGCCATTTTCTGCAACGCTAAATCCAGCATTTGGAGATTCTGTTCCTAGCCCGAGTCTATCAGAAGTTGCATTGTAAAACATATATTGATTTACAACTAAGGATCCGTCTACAATAAGTCCTTTTAATCTACCGACTTCTTTTAGACTACTTTTTGTAATGCTAGAGCCCAGCGACTGGCTGTCAAGAACTTTAATGCCGTCGATTGCATAGTGTCTATTATTATCTAGATTAATATGCTCTGACGAAAAGAAATGATCTGTGTTAAACACAAATTGTCGGCTGTAGCCCTCGCCACTAAAGAGAAGTCCTTTCCCGTTATTGGATTCGTTTTTTTTGGCTTTAAATTCTAGGAATCGTAAGTCCTGAATAATAAGATCTTGAGCGGACCGTGTGGCAGCTAGATCCTGTAAAGCCTGGCTAATAATATCGATTGGATTAGGTGTAGTTTGATCGTTCATAACGATATTTATCAAACTACGCAGAAAGAGTATCAGGCAATCTTAAGCAAAATGATCTCTTCGTTAATGCGTCCGTTCATACGTGTGTCTGTAGCATTGATGTCGTCTAGGAACTTACGCAACTGTACCTTGCCCGCTGATTTGAACTCTTTGAGCTTTTCTTCGGGTTTACGTAGAGTTTTTTGAATAGATTTAGATTCACTAAACCCTGTGATTGTAGTACCTTTAACGCCTAGCTCTTTGTAATCGTCCGCAATATAACGGCCTAACTTACGAGATTTGCTGTTGTAAATCCACAATTCCTGTGCTCCAATAACATCTTCTGGATTGATAGACACTAGTTTCAGCGGCTCGTTTGTTTTCATATACTTAAGTTTGGCTATAACTTTAGATTTATCTGTAGGCTTTTTAGCACGTGGCTTACGATTAACCTTAGCTTCTTGTCCTAACATATCACAAGCACTCACAACTTCTTGATAGAATGCTGTAATTTTCTTTAGATGCACCTTGCTCAAATGGCTGTATGCTTCTTTGAGTTGCTCGTCTTTAGTGCTAGCGGCTTCGGTTAGCTCTTCTAAATTACGGATATAAAAGTTTTTAATGATGCGAGTGTGTGCGGCTTTGGCTTGTTTAGCCTTAAGTAAATTTAAGATTTTAAATGCTTTTGGATCAAACGTTTCTGGATCTTGTTGAAAGCTTTCGATAGCATCTTCGATTTCAGTAGTCATTCCGATTGCAGTTTCACGCAAACGTTCTTGAATGCTGGGTACATAGACATTGGGCTTGTTAGATTCAGCAGCTTCTGCCACTGCTTCCTCGTCGATATCATATTTGCCCTGTTCGAGAACATCTTTGATAGCTTCTTTTAACCATGCGTTAGTTGAACGGCCTTCATTGAATCCTTCTCGAACGTCTGGCATGCCTTTGAGTAAACAGGCAGCAATGGATCCCATAGTAAGTGAGCATCGGCTATCTTTAGATTTTTTAAAGCTGGCAATATCTTCTTTAGAATACCCAACTTGACTCATCCAATTGATAACCTTTGGCTTGAGTTCTTTGCCGCTGGATTCTAAACGATACCATTCCATACTAACACGAAAGTGTTTGGAATATTGATCAGTGGTTAGATCGCTAACGTTGTCCCACTTTGGGCTCAAGTCTTTGCCAATCTTTGCACGAGCTTGTGCCAAATGTTTTGCCTTAGTTGCCATGTTTGCTCCTGATATCGTTTAACAATATGTATATTATAACATCATTTGCTTACGATGTCAACCGTTCGACTTCTTGTAATTCTCCGTCGTCATTTTCACGATATATAATTACTTCTTTGCAATCGTCAATTAGACTGCTTTTTGCAAATTCGAATGCTTGTTTTCTGCTAGCTGTTGTTTCTAACAACTGCTCGTGACCGTCTTCTTCAACTGCCCAAACTTCATAAAGTTCGAAGTTCATCTTAAATTATTATCCCCTAAAATTAATAGTTATCTAAATCTTGTTTTAATACTATCCAACCGAGCTTTTTTAAGTCGTTTTGAATCTCTTCGGTAATTACGCTCTCTGGAACGTACCCGTCACCATTTGCACCGTTCAGCCCGTAGCCAGTTTCTTCGCTGCCTATACCGCTACAGTACCAATCGATATAATCACCTTGCTCACGCATATCGGCAATTATGCCACCAGCACTGCGCCAGCTAGCACCCCAAGTTTGATTTTTTAGAATGGGCAAGACATCTAACTTTTGAAAATCGTTATTGCAGATTGCCGCATAAAGATTTTGAGCATAGATTTCGCTAGCCCGTACTTTTTCCAGAATCCAATCTGTAGTTAACAAATCGTATTCCATATTGTTTTCACGCCTGGCCGGGTCGTCAAATTTAGTATCATGTTGTTTGATGATATCGGTAAACATATCGATGTAATCTTGATTTAGCTCTTCGCCTTTTTCAAGTTGTCTCTTGACATAGCCCTCCTTTTGGAAAGAGTGTCGCTCAGGGCTTTTTGAAATCTTTAACATCCTGTATTGCTTTCTTTAGAGTCTCTGCATAATTAAGAGCCTGTTGTTCGCTCATAGTTATTGTAGTTTCGTGTTTTAGATAACCACGAGTCATTAGAGACCAAAGTTGTTGCCATCGATTCATAGACCACAATGGAGATTTTACATTTGCATAGATATTAACATTTACTCCGATATCCTCGGCTTCTACCCAAACTGTGTGATCATGATCAGGTTGACCGCACCCACAGACAATCTGGTATGCTTTGGCACTACCCCAATCTCCGCTCTTTAGGATACCCGACGCTGGCGCTTCTGCTTTCAATGCAGCACTCCTTGCTCTGGTTCGAGTTTTTTTACCTTGTCTCGACTATCAGAAATGCTATCTACCATAGAATTATACTCTTCTGTACTTAGAACAGTTTTGTAGATACTCATCGCTTGTGCTACAAGAATGGCAGCTATTTCAATTGGGTTATGATCTTTATCAATCATACTAGCGTGAAACGCCCAGTAGTCTTGATAAAGATTTTCTAATTGATCATTTGTTTCGTCGTTGATATTTGTATTCACGTTTTAACCACCATTTATAGGTGCTCCAATATTCATTTATATTATACGGTTTCTCACCATATGTCAAGTGTTCTTCTATGTTATCAATCCAAAGTTGATGAACCCACATCCGAAATGCACTGGCTCGGTTTTCTTGGCCTTCCCCAACAGTATTCGCATTCTTCATCACCGCAGGCCTCCTCTAGCCATTTATTACAAAGTTCACAATAATGTGCATCGTGTTGTTCATTATACTGTATCTCGCTACTGCATTCGTTACATCGACGTCTAGTTATGTCCATAGGCTTTCTCTAATCTTAATAAGACGAATCATCATCGCTTCGTCCTCTTTGGTATAGTCGGCTTCGATCTTTTGAAGCAACTTATGGGCTTTGTCGCTTTGCTTTTTAAGCACAGGATCTTTTGGATTACTAAAACTTAGTCGACCGCCATTGGCTTCTCGCTGTGCCTCACAGGCCGCAGTCCAACCACTTGCTTCATATGGATCTGGGCGATTGCGATAAGTTTGAGTCCACCAGGTGTACAACTCAATAATTTCTTTTGCGGCCTTGGCTTGATAAGTAGGTTCTGCTTTGTGCTTTTCACCTTCTTCTAAAAACTCTTCGTTAGTTAGTGTTTCGGCCCAACGCAGGTATTCAAGTCCAGCTTCTGGACAACGCCAAGTACGCCAACGCAACCAACCGCTACGGTACCATGGCACATCAAATTTAGTCTTAGCATCATCACTCCACATACAGTGATGCCATGCTTGCTCTACTTCAACGAAGTCCACAAGTTCGTTAAAAAGACATGGCAGAAACCGATTACCAACGTCACTCCAACTGCCAGGACGGATATCACGAGGGTGAGCGGTAAGACGATGACTGTGGCTAACCCAACGATTATTAACGTAATATCTAACATCATTGAGTTTATCAGGGATATAATAGACGATCTTTTGGGCATAATCTAATCCTTCTTCGGCAATCCAATAGCGGATCGGATGAGCCGTGGCTGCTTCTGCATACCAAGCGTCCCACTGTTCGCTGGTGCCACAACCGAGCTTAGGTGTGCCACGCAACCAATCTGCAAATTTTGAACATGTCCAATAATTACTACGCATTTTTATTCCTAAAGATTATACTGTCGAACACTTTAATTATACAATCTTTTAGAAAACATGTCAATATGTTTATTTTTTGAACAATTAAAGCCAACCCCCGGCCCTAGCAATACCGATAATTCCAACTAGAATCCAAAATCCATTTAACAAAGTGTATGCTGGATCTTTACGAATTTTAGCACAGTATGTTAATAGAATAGCATCGACGGTATTAAAGATCCAAACAAACATAAACGGACTTGCTGGCCCTAGCCATGATACTAAACTAAAACTAATAATACGCATTACAACACCTAGCATTTCCATTTGAGGGAGATGTGTGTTGATATAGTTTAAAATAAATTTCATTAAATTTTCCTCTGATATCCTGCCAAGTTTAACATGATACTATATTGCTCGTAGGCTTTTTTAATGCCGGCGTTTGATTGTCGATACCAACTTTCCTCACGTTCCTTTTCCATAAGCATAGAAAACATATCAGCATCGCTATAACCATGAGTGTGATTGCCAAAGAATCTCTGCTCCATTTCTATGAGAGCTCGAAATCGGCTTTCGGGGATCTGGATAGTGTAGACTTTTTCAGTTTCAAACTCTACAACATCTTTCTTTACAATATCTGCCCGAAACGGATCTGTAAAATACTTAGGAGGGTGATACCTAGCCCTCCTTTTTTGATCGTCAACAATTTGTATTTCGTAATTCTTACAAAATTGATCAACTTTTTCTTTCATTTACGATCGCCAAATAGTTGTAGAAGGTTAATAAACAAGTTAATAAAATCCATGTACAACGTCAACGCACCACTAACTTCGGCGGCTGGAGTTGTATCTACACTGAGGTCTTCACGAATCTTTTGTGTATCGTAAGCAGTTAAGCCTAGGAAGATGATAATAGCCAAAGCACTAATAACCATTGCCATTACACTAGAACCAATAAAGATATTAACAATGCTGGCAATGATGATAGCAATTAAGCCAACAAACATAAACTTGCCCATGCTGTCTAAACTCTGCTTAGTAAAGTAGCCATAACCACTCATAACACCAAACAAGATAGCCGCACCCATAAAAGCACTAACAATTGACCCCATAGTAAACACAGCAAAGATTGTAGCAAAACTCAATCCCATTAAGGCCGCAAATCCATGTAGACAAAGTTGTGCTACGCCTTTACTAGGATTATTACCTAGCACCATAGCAACACCAAAGATTGCCGCAAGCGGTGCAAAAATCACAATCCACTTTAGAACTCCGGTAAAAAAGAATTGTAGTAATTCTGGACTGGTACCTACAAAGTAACTAACAATCATCGATACAATAACTGCTAGACTCATGTGTCCATAAACTCGACCCATTGCTTCGTTAACTTCGGAAGCTGATCGATAAGTTAAATTATTTTCTGTATATACTGTTCCAAACATTTTAATCTCCTTTAATTAAACTTTCCGTCATTGGAAAAATTGCAGCTATTGCTTTAGCACAAGCAATAGCAACTTCTTGGTGCTCTTTTTGTGTGCCATTTGCCGAACGTAATTCAATAAAATGAATCCACGAACGTAACGTACCATTCATATATAGCCGACTTTCAATAAGTCCTTCTGGCAATACTGCCCGGGCTTGCTCTTTTGCTATGCCGTTAGCGATAGCCCATTCGTACTCACGTTTGGCAGCATAGATAACTCGCTGCTGAGCACGGTACCATTCATTTTGTAAGTATTGATCATCGACTTCGACACTATTCTGTCTGTTCTTGAGGTCTTGTAGCCTAGCTTCTCTCGTAACAAAATTGAGATCTTTCGTTGGGTCAGCATAGCGTTGAGAGAACTCTTGGAAACTGAAACTTCTGTGTCGCAAGATTTGTCGTGCAATATCTCGGGTTGTTGTGATTTCGATACAGGCACTGACCATTTCGAGTGGGCTCCAGTGTTGGTGTTTGACCAAGTATCGAATAAGTTTGTCAGACGTCTCTGTGTTGAGTTGGTTGCTAGGGTTTGACACACGGGCGCAATACGCAATGAGTTCCTGTGCATCTGCAATACCCATATCTGCAAATTCTTGGGTGGGTTGTGAGTAAGATAGTAATCGAACATTCATTTTAATTCCTCAGTAATAATATCAAAATTAACCACGCATCGAGGTCCTTGCTTAGGAACACCCCCGCCGTGATATAACATACCGTCAAACATAATCACACGTCCTCTTTTTGGCGATACCTGCTTGACAATATTTTTTTGTTGATCAAAAAACACAGTATCCCCATCTGCATCATTTACATAGTATAACACAACTGTATGAGCAAAGGGCAAGTCAATGTGCGGAGCATAATGTTCAATATTAGTTTCATAGGGCATGACAATAAATGCCCTAGCTAAAATAATATCTTTTAAAACTTTATTGTTATACGCACAGACTAATTGAGGAATCAACCCAAAATTAGGAAGATGTTCTGAAACAGTAGTTGATGACTTTAACAAGTGAACAAAGCTCAGTGGAGGATATTCTGTAACCTCTGCTGTACTTTCGTACTTGCATTTTAAATTTACAATAGGATGAATAGCTTTTTCGCCACTGCGTCCTAAAATACTTAATTCGTAAAACTCTTGTAAGTGTTCTGGAATTACATCATCAAATACTTTTATGTTCACTTCTCTTCTTCCGGTTCGTCAAAGCAAAGACTCTCCATTGTTTTATAATGTTCGTAGGCTTTTTTCAGTGCTTCGAATTTTTCTAGTTTCTTTGGATCCGGTACAAGTATTGAAAGGCGTTGTTCCATCTTAGTCATAAACTCTTTTAGACTCTTACCATCTACTTTGATATCAGTACCGGCAGCCATATCAATACCAGTGTTACTGATATTAACAGTTGAGGGACTATTCCAGTTATTACCATTTGTTCCTGTAGTATAATACTGTCCACTAGTCCCTGTTGTCCCAGTATGCCAAGTGCTATTGATATTATTAATAGAGGTAATACCGCCAACAGTTGCGCCTGAGCTATATGTTACAGTATTAGGAAGAGTAATAGTTGATATGCTAGATGCTGTTAACGAACTGAGGTCGAGCGAATCGAAGCTGCTGCTGTATGTGATAGTATCACATGGTTGGGCAGCTCCGGTATCACTCATATCAATAACGTCGTCGTTATTGTTGTAGGACATTTTAGACCTTGGCTTCTTTACGGGCGTTCTTTTCTGCTGTAATTTCGTTGCGGCGAGCTTTAACACCCTTAGCAACTTCTTGTAGAGCTTTGCGAGCACGAGTACCAGCGGCACCATTACCTGCTGTGAATTTTGCGTCCTCGGCTAAGAATGCTTCGAAGTCTGCTTTTAGTTGTTCTACTGTGTTTGACATAATTGTTTCCTTATAGTTATGTACTTCTACTTATTATAGAAATTGGTGTGGTCGGTAGGA